AGATCCAAGATTTAATGAATATAAAAAAGTATTTGAGGAAATAAAAGATGTTAAAGATATGTCATATATTAATCCTGTTACAAAAGAAGAAACAACTTTATTAAAAGCATTACAACAAGCTACAGGAAATAAACAACCATTAAATATAGATCATTTAAAAAGTGTAAAAGAAAATCCATTAACTGATCTTGCGGTATCTACTTATAAAGCAAACACTGGGGCTAATATAAAAGATATTACAGAACAAGAACTAGAAACGTTGGGAAGAAAAAAATTTACTCCAGAACAAAACATTGAAAGACTTACAAAATTTGCAGATAGAAGATTATTACAAGAAGCAGCAAGTGGATTTGAAAAAGTAAAAACTCCATTAGAAACATTAGCTATTAAAGAAAAACCCTCCCTAGCTGCTCGTATGAATAATCAAGCTGCTTTTGGTTTATCCGGAATGATGGAAACAGGCGAAGCAGTTGTAGAAGACGTAAAAAAAATATATGGAAAATATGCACCACAAATTGCAAAAGGTGCTTTAACTGGGTTACAGGTTATAGGAACTCCATTAGCAAGTTCTATTTTTTATGGAACAGATGTAGGAATGGAACTTAAACAAGCAGCGGATGAAGGAAACCTTACAGCAAAAAAAGCACTAGATGCATTTGTTGGTCAAGGTGAAAAAGGATTATATTTTTTACTTCCTGAACTTGCAAAAGATGTGGTTACAAGTCCAATAGCTAATAAAATATTACAACTTGGAAAAATTGGAAGATTTGCAACTCCAGTTGGTCTTGGTTTATCTGCGGCAGGCGTTGGAAAAGATTTTTACGATCAGTACAAAACATTTCAAGCATTGTCTCCAGAAGAAAAAGAAAAACGTATAAAAGAATCTACTTACACACCAACAGAACAAGATTTTCAAAGAATGCAAGAAGCAGAATCTAGAGCAAGCGCTGCAAAAGGTGGAAGAATTGGTTTTGCAGAAGGATCTGATGAAATACAAATTCCAACTTTAACTGAAAAACCAACAACTTCAATATATGGAAAATATGCATCTCAAATAGCTAATGGTAAAGTAATAGAAAGAGGACCAAAACAAAAAGGTAAATTAGGACCAGAAGATCCATTAAGTAAATATAAATCTTATTCTGAAGAAGAACTAGCAGGAAACATAGAGGCAAAGAAACCAAATTTTGATACACTAGAAGATTATATATTACAAACCATGCCTGTCTTTGAACCAAAAGATGTAGCACCTCCTAAATCTTATTCACCCATGCCTGTTGAAGAATATTTAAGAAAAAGATATCAAATAGATCTTGCAGAAGGCGGACCTTCTGATCCATCAAAAAGAAAATTTATAAAAGGTGCAGGTATTGTAGGAGCAGTTGGAATTGCATCAAAATTTATTCCAGATTTATTTCAAGCAGCGAAAAAAACTAAAGTTGTTCCTAAAAAAGCTCCTTTTGTAAATATTGTAAGACCTTTTGGTGCAACTGAAACTAACTTTCCAGAATGGTTTCCAACTCTTGTAAGCAGACTTAGAAAAGAAGGAAACATGAAGCCTATTTATGCAACAGAAGAAGTTCCACTTACAAAAGAACAATATTTAAAATTATTTATTGGAGATGGAGAAAAAAATACTTCTAAAGTTTATGACCGATATACAGGTTTTACAGAAAATTATGTAAATGAACTTAAACAAAAAGGTATACCACAATATTATCAAGTTAAAAACAAAGATGAAATTATTGGATATGAATATACCGATAAAAATTTACCTGATTTAAAAGCAGTAGAATATGATGGACAAGAAATGAATGTTTATTTTAAAAATAATTATGGGCAGTCAGTAGAAATGCAATACGTATCTCCAGGTAAAAAAACTAAAGAAGGACAATTTTCTGTAGCAGATGCTAGACCAGAACCAGGGTCTGGATATGATAGCGCTCCTGATTTTGAACAAGTATATGTTAAAGATATAGATGAAGTTTTAGGTGGTTCAGATAAAGTTGAGCAATATGCGACAAAAGCAAAAACCCCTAGATATACAAAAGGAGCAAAAGAATTTGATGATGCTGAGGGAAGAGCACTAACGGAAATAGATAGATTAAAGGATGAAGGATTAATAGATGACTAAAAGATTAACAAGAACCATACCACCATTAAGAGGACCAAACCCACAGGGCTTGAATATTAGTTATAATACTGTTAGAACAGTGAAATCGGAGAAAATTACAAATGGCAGAAATAGACAAATCGCTACCAAACGTAGCTGATCAATTAACACCTGGAGAATTAGAAGTAGAACAGATTGCACAATCTGTTGAAGAAACTACTGCGGGACCAACTGAAGTTACAGAAAACGAAGATGGTAGTGTTGATATAGATTTTGATCCAAAAAAAGCTGCATTAGGTGCAACACAATTTGATTCTAATTTAGCTGAAGTAATAGATGAACAAGTTCTTAATACACTTGGTTCAGAACTCTACCAAGATATTCAATCTTATAAAGATTCAAGAGCTGATTGGGAAAAAGCTTATACTCAAGGATTAGATTTATTAGGATTTAAATACGAATCAAGAACAGAACCATTTCAAGGTGCATCAAGTGCAACACATCCGGTTTTAGCAGAAGCAGTAACTCAGTTTCAAGCTTTAGCTTATAAAGAATTATTACCAGCAGAAGGACCAGTTAGAACTCAAGTTGTTGGATTAGATACACCAGAGATTCAAGATCAAGCAGATAGAGTTGCCGAATTTATGAACTATCAAGTTATGGATGTTATGAAAGAATATGAACCAGAATTTGATCAAATGTTATTTTATTTACCATTATCAGGTTCCACTTTTAAAAAAGTTTATTATGATGAAACATTAGGAAGAGCTGTTTCTAAATTTATTCAAGCTCAAGATATAATTGTTCCTTACACTGCAAATAGCATTGATGATGCAGAAGCAGTTGTTCATGTAATTAAAATTTCAGAAAACGAATTAAGAAAACAACAAGTTTCAGGTTTTTACAGAGACATAGAATTAGTAGCATCTGATGAATTAACTCAAGACGATAATATTAAATCTAAAGAAAGACAATTAGAAGGCGTGACTATGAGTGGTCAAACTGAAGATGTTTTTACACTATTAGAATGTCATGTTAATTTAGATCTGGAAGGATTTGAAGATATCAATCCTCAGACTGGTGAGCCCACAGGAATTAAATTACCATATATTATAACAATTGAAGAAGGATCAAGAGAAGTTTTATCTATTAGACGTAATTATAAACAAGAAGATTTATTAAAAAGAAAAATTAACTACTTTGTTCATTTTAAATTTTTACCAGGGTTTGGTTTCTATGGTAATGGTTTAATTCAAATGATTGGTGGATTATCACGTACTGCTACACAAGCTTTAAGACAATTATTAGATGCCGGAACATTATCTAATTTACCAGCAGGATTTAAACAACGAGGAATTAGAATTAGAGACGATGCTCAATCTATTCAACCAGGAGAATTTAGAGACGTAGATGCACCTGGAGGAAATTTAAGAGATGCATTTATGACTTTACCATACAAAGAACCTTCACAAACTTTATTAGCTCTTATGGGGGTCGTGGTTCAAGCAGGTCAACGCTTTGCTTCGATAGCGGACATGCAAGTAGGGGATGGGAATCAGCAAGCAGCAGTGGGCACGACCGTGGCTTTGCTGGAAAGAGGCTCGCGCGTGATGTCAGCAATTCACAAAAGAATATATGCATCAATGAAAGAGGAATTCAAATTATTAGCAAACGTATTTAAATTATATTTACCACCAGAATATCCATATGATGTTGTAGGTGGTCAAAGAAATATTAAACAAGCAGACTTTGATGATAAAGTAGATATCATTCCAGTTGCAGATCCAAATATATTTTCACAAACACAAAGAATTTCTATTGCACAAACAGAATTACAACTTGCAATGTCAAATCCACAAATTCACAATATGTATGAAGTTTATAGAACAATGTATTCAGCATTAGGTATAAAAGATGTAGATAGAATTTTATTAAAACCAGATCAACCCACACCAAAGGACCCTGCGTTAGAACACATTGATGCTCTCGCAGGGAAACCATTCCAAGCGTTTCCAGGACAAGATCATAGAGCTCACATAACTGCGCATTTAAATTTTATGGCAACTAATATGGCAAGAAATGCACCTGTGATTATGGCATCGTTAGAGAAAAATTGTTTTGAACATATTTCTTTAATGTCACAAGAACAAGTTGAAATAGAATTTCAACAAGAGATGATGCAATTACAACAAATGCAACAAAATCCACAAGCAATGCAAAATCCACAAATGCAAATTCAAGTTAGAATGTTAACTGAAAAAATAGAATCTAGAAAAGCAGTATTGATTGCTGAGATGATGGAAGAATTTATGAACGAAGAGAAAAAAATTACATCACAATTTGATAATGACCCTATTGCTAAACTTAAATCTAGAGAATTAGACCTTCAAGCTCAAGAAAATGATAGAAAAAGACAAGAGAGTAATGAAAGAATTAGTCTTGATAAGATGAAAGCAATGATGAATCAATCTACAGACAGTCAAAAACTACAACAAAATGAAGATTTAGCTAAATTAAGAGCTAATACTTCACTAGAAAAGACTGTTTTGTCAGCTAAACTTAAAAATAGATTTTCAAATTAACAAAAAAGGAGTATAAATAGGTATGAAAAAACAAAATGAAAAATTAGCAAACGCAAAAAGAACTTTTACTAAAGATTCTAAGGTTAAAGTAAATACTAACCATTCAAAATACACTAACGCAGAAGGATATCTAGTGGGTGGTGTTGATATTGAAATGTCTAAGCCGAATGAAACTCAAATTCAAGAGGTTCAAGGTCAAGGAAGTATACTTTCAGATAAAAAAAGATCAGCTAAGTGGTATTAAATCATGATTCAAATGTTAGGAGCTGTAGCACCTCTCGCAAAAATCTTATTTAACACAATTGAAAAGTCAGTTCCTGATAAAGACTTACAAGAAAAATTAAAAGCACAATTACAAACACAATTACTACAATCTAATACAGCAGAATTACAAGCTGCAGCAAAAATTATTGAGGCAGAGGCCAAAGCGGGTTGGTTCGCATCGAGCTGGAGGCCCCTGTTAATGTATGTATTGATATTTATTTTGGTCTGGAATTATATTCTAGGACCAGTTGTAAAAATATTCACAGGAGCTGTTATCTCCTTTGAATTGCCTGGCGATGTTTGGGGTCTTCTCCAGATAGGTTTGGGCGGTTACGTCGTGGGACGCAGTGCTGAATCAGTTGCTAGAACAATAGCCAACAAACCAGCTGCAAATAAACAACAAGAAAACGGATAGGATAAAAAATGAGAAATGATTACGGAATAAGACCAAGAGATAAAATGATGAAGGGTGGAAAAGCTATGTCAAAAAATAAAAAATCAAAAAAAGCGGATATGTTAACTGCTAAAATGTCTAAAGATAAAAAAGGCAGAGCAATGTCGAAAGGTAAAAGATAATGGCTGGTTTAGGAATTCAAAGTAGAGGAACTGGTATTGCTAAAGTTCAAAGACAAGAATTTAAAAAAGGAGGAAAAGCATTTCCTGATTTAACTGGTGATGGAAAAGTCACTAGAGCAGATGTTTTAAAAGGTAGAGGTGTATTTAAAAAAGGTGGTGAAGTTAAAAAAGAAGGTTCAACAAAAAAAGGTATTCTTATTATTATAGGAAACAAAGATAAAAAACCTAAAGAAATGAAAAAAGGTGGTCAAGCTAAAGTTGGTAAAGTTATGAAGGAGTTTGGAAAAGGAAAATTACATTCTGGTAAAAAAGGTCCAGTTGTAAAATCTAGAAAACAAGCAGTAGCAATAGCTCTTTCAGAAGCTGGAATGTCTAAGAAGAAAAAGTAATGGCTAAACTTTGTCCAAGAGGAAAAGCCGCTGCAAAAGCAAAATTTAAAGTGTACCCGAGCGCGTACGCGAACATGTACGCGAGTGCGGTATGTTCTGGTAAAATAGTTCCTGGTGGACGTAAGAAAAAAGCAGAAGGTGGAAGTCTTTCACAACAAAGAAAAATGGTTTCTAATTATAAACAAGGTGGCATCGCTAAAGGTTGCGGCGCTGTAATGGAAAACAAAAGAAAAATTACCAAAAAATATTAATATGGGCTTACGTAAATGGGTTCAAGAGAAATGGGTAGACATAGGTTCTAAAAGAAAAGATGGATCATTTGCTCCATGTGGAAGATCAAAAGGAGAGAAAAGAAAAGGTTATCCAAAATGTGTACCATTAGCTAAAGCTAGATCAATGTCAGAAGGTCAAAGACGATCTGCTGTTGCTAGAAAAAGAGCTGCAGGAAATACTGGACCAAAACCTAAAAACGTTGCAACTTTTGTTAAAAGGAAAAAAGCCGCTGAAGGTGGATATATAGGACCTGCAATAAATTCAGTTTATGATGGTGTAACATTAAACAATCAATCTTATTCAAAATATTATAAAGGAATGATTTAATGGCAAGAGGAACATGTTGGCAAGGATTTGAACAAAAAGGATTTAAGAAAAAAGGTAATAAGTCAGTTCCTAACTGCGTAGCAGTTGGTAAAAAGAAAAAGAAAAAATAATGGCTGATATTGCATTAAGAGGACAAGGTAGAGCAATGATGGCATCAGGTGGTAAAACTCCTGCATGGCAACGTAAAGAAGGTAAATCTCAATCAGGTGGATTAAATAAAAAAGGTATAGCATCTTATAGAGCTGCTAATCCTGGTTCTAAATTATCAATGGCAGTAACAACAAAGCCCAGTAAGTTGAAAAAGGGTTCAAAAGCTGCTAATAGAAGAAAGTCTTTTTGTGCTAGAATGTCTGGTATGAAGAAAAGATTGACCTCTGCAAAAACTGCAAGAGATCCAAACTCAAGAATTAATAAGTCCCTTAGAAAGTGGAATTGTTAATATAACAAAAAAGGAAAGATATGGACGCTGTAACATTTGTAAGTAAACTGCAAAAATTTATCAGAGATTCTTACCAAAACATCGGTGACGCTATGATATCTGGAACAGTTGACAGTATGGAGAAATACAAGTATATGCAAGGACAGGCAAATGCCTATCAAACAGTAATTCAGGAAATCTCTAACCTGCTAAACAAGAAGGAGCAAAGTGA